CTGGGGGCCATGCCATTCTGGCATGTGCGTTTTGTGCCTATTTTTAAGCTATTTTCGTGCGTCACGATACAAAAACCCCTTGTTTTATAGGCTTTTCTGCACATGCTCGCATCTTTCCTGTGAATCCACAATTTCGCGTGCCAATCGCAACAAATTTTGCGTTTCGATGATCACGACGCTTGGCTTTCCATTTCGCCTGTGCCACACAAGTGGGATTTTCCCACTGGCATCATTGTGGGCCTGCTCAATCGCAGCGTAGAGATTCAACGCCTCTACACGCTTGGCCTCGACGTGCACATTCACGCCTTCGAGAACGACATCTGGCGAGTCTGGCCCACCTTGGTACTGCACGCCCCTACGTGCGTCACAGGCGAACACGACAGCGAGCTCGGCTGCTGCCTCACGTTCGCCTCGCTTGCCCTTCTGGCGACTCATGCGACCCATAACGAGCCCTCGCTGTAGACGGCGTGACGAGCGTCGAACGCATAGCAACGGATTTCCACCGTGCCATCATCCTGCGCAACTGGCCTGCGTGCCCTGATCTCTGCGGCACGCTCTGCGATCTCCTCTGGCGTTGGGTCGGCGACAGTACGCCCGTTGTTCTCGGCCTTCTGTGGCAACCTTTTCGGCAAATGGTGCTTGCGGGCCAGTCGGCCTACGTAGGCTTCGCTGACGCCAAGCACATGAGCAATTTCTCGCACCTCGACTTCGCGGCCCCAAAGCTTGTACAGCAGCGGAACGTCGATCTGTTTGGTTTTGCCTTTGCTGGCGCGTCGCGGCAGTCCAAGGCCTCTCGCTTTTTGATACGTGGCGTCGTAAGTCAGGCCGCACGCCTTTTGCACGTCGCGGATTGATTTGGCCGTCGCCCATAGCTGGCGAAACTCATCGTCCGTGACATCCCTGATCGCTTCCATGCGTTCCTCGTTGGTGTGAGCCGCAGCGCCAGCCCGATTGCCGACGCTGCGGCCCATAGCGTCAGGATGGATCGAGCGGCATTACCACCGCTCGGCATCGGTCGGCGCGAAAGACGACGGCCGATTGCTTGTCCTTCGCCTCGATGGCGATCGTCTCAGCCGGGTCAAGCGTCACGAGCCAGTCGGAGACAAAGGCCGGGTCGAGCTTGACCGTGGTGCACTTGCCAACGTCGGCGAGGTCGCACGTAGCCGACGACTCGCCGTTTTCGCTAGAGCGGCCCGAGAGAAACAGGCCCTCCTTCGTGAACGTGAAATCGACGCCCCGGCTGGCCTCGCTCGTGCACACGTCGGCCGCATTGCAGGCGCGGATCAGGTTCTCGACGAGCACCATGGAGGGGGGATCTTCGTAGTTCACGTCCACATCACGCCACCGCGGGAACTTTCCGTCCAGGAGCCGGGCCTGCACCGTGGTCTCGCCAATGGTGGCGACGATCTCGGTGGTGCTCGCCTGGAGCTCGATCTCGTCGGCGTGCACCGCGAGCTTCTGAAGCACGTTGACCGTCCGCCGCGTCACCAGCGTCTGCGAATCGTCGAGGGCCTGGTCGATGTCGGCCGACGCCGCATAGAGCCGGCGACCGTCAGTGGCGATGAACGTCAATTCCCCGTCGCTGAACTCGATCTGGACGCCCCCGAGGGCGTAACGGCTCGATTCGTTGTCCGTTGCCTCCTTCACAGTCTTGACCAGCGCCGAAAACTGATCGCCAGGGAGGCGCGGAAGCCTTGCCCCAGAAAAATCACCCCCCCGGGGGTATTCAGCCGCATCTTCGACGGGCAGCCGCCACGTCCCGCCGCTGGCCTGGATGACCGCAGAAGAGCCTTCGACGGCAATCGTCACCTCGACCGTCGGGTGGAGGTTCGACACGATCGCCTTCAGCCGAGCAAACGGCAAAAGCACTGTCAGGCCGTCACTCCCGGGCAGCGGCGTCGTGATCCGCAACTCCAGGTCCGTGGCCGAAAGCATCCCGCCATCGAGCAGCACGTAGTTGAGGATCGGCTTCGGCGTTTTGCCGGGCACCGCATCCGCCACCGTGTCGAGGGCAGCCTTGAGCGCCGCCCGAGTCACCGTCACACCATTCGCCTTGGCCCGCTTGGGCCTCGTCATTGTCGCCGACATAACACGCTTCCTTTCGCGTTAGGGAACTTCCAACCAACAACCCAGCGGCGAACACCGCCGCCTGGGAAACACAACCAGCTGCGACCCATGCCCAGTCGGACCAGGTCATGCGTCGCACTCCAGAGCCCGCAGGGATCGGCCGACGCCGTCCACCCACGTCACCATGCCACGCTCACGCATGGGCTTCAGGTGGCAGACCACGCCGTTGGGCGACTTGATGCCGAACGCCTTGCCGATGTCGCGGAACGACGGGCTGTACCCGTTGTCGCCGATGAACTGCGTGATCCACGCGTGGATCTCACGCTGCCGAGCCGTTGGAGCCGTAACCGTCGCCGTCATGCCGTCACCTCTTTCTGAGAAAGCTTCCGCCTCGTGTACTCAAAGGCATCCGCTGCCTCTCCGACGAACGCCTTGGGCGGTGCTGGGGCGTCGCCAAAATCTCTGCCGGTGCGTGGCTCGCCTTTAGGGTGGTCAAACGACCCGCCGAGCACTTTCTCGGCCCACCCGGGCTTCACGAACTGAATCAGCGTCATCGGCGTCTTGAAATACCGGCACTCGCCGATACGGCCGATGGCTTGCGTGGCGATTTCCAGCCAGCCCTCTTCGGACAAGCGTTCAGCCCAGCCATCCGGCGGCGTGGCCGGCGTCCACTGCCTGCCCTTGCTGGCGTTCCATGCCTGCCTGAACTGCTCCCACGCCTCACGCGGATGATGATGAGATTCTCCTGTCATCTCATCTCCTCTGCGGCGCGCGAGCGCCGGATCGTCCGGCGCGTCTGCGCCGGGAGGTTGCGGCCGGCGTTTTCGGCCGGGATTCCGCTCCTCGTGATCCCTGCTGCGGTCTGCGTGCTGGGCTCTCGACTTGGCCGCCTGGCTAAACCGGCGATCCCATCCGGGGACAGCAACGGTAGCGGCCGTCTCGTCGATCTCCAGCCAGCCGACGCTGGCAACAGCGGTCCAGAACTCCTCGGTAGCCCCGCATGTACGAACCAGCCGTGGCAGCGTCATGCGGGCGACGCCGTCGGCACAGTGCAGCGACGCCCAGCCCCAGAGGTTGAGGAGGTTGAAGACCACGTCCTGCACCGGCAGGCCCGTCGTGTCGATCAACTCCTGGACCTCGGGCTTTTGAGGCAGGGCCAGGTCGTAGGCGATCCATTCACCGGCCATGCGTGGCCTCCTACTTCATTGCCAGGTACTTCAGTGCATCAGGCAGCACACGCTGTTCTCGCGGCCCCCATGGAAACTCCTTGAGCCGCACATCGTCCCCAAGGCCGAGGTTGTCTTTGTGATAGACGGCGCACCCGGCGGCCCTGGCCTGCGCGTGCAGATCCGCAATCCAATCAAACGGCGGCACCCACGCCGGAGTCTGGGCAGACTTACTAGCGCCGCCGATCACAACCCAGTCGAACAGGTCAAGCCGCGTGAACTTTAGCGGAGTCAGCATCGGTTCAATTGACAGCCACTTGATGCCGCCCCCCATCTTGGCAAACGCCTTTTCGGCGTTAGCGACACGGTCTTGGCAATCGACAGTTGTTCCCATCCATGCGTTCTTTGGCATCTTCCCGAACTCATGCACTCGCTGCGGGAACTTCGTCAGGAATAGAAAGTTCCACTGAGGGTTTGCCTCAACTCGCTCAATGACCAAGTGAATCCATTCCTCTGGCACCCAGCGGCCGAAGATGTCGGCCATGCTGCCAGTGAACACGTTGCGGTAGGCAACGTCCTGCTCGGCCATCTTCGGCACCGGCGTGTTAGATGGCGCCGCAAACCTGGCTGGCCAGATGCTCGGGTCGAACCCGTTGCGGTAGAGGTTTGTGAACCGCTGGGCTATGTCACGTGCGTAGCAATATGGGCAGTCGTGCTTACAGCCAGTAATTGGGTTCCACGACCACTGAGCCCACTCGATGCTAGTGGTGTCCTGCTTGTTGAATGTGGCGTCTGAGCGAGCGTCAAAAAGCTCGGTAGCACCATCAGCAGACAGAGACTCCCACTCCTTGACCGACAGCAGGTCTCGCGTCGGCTCACTTGCGGCTGACTCGGCCTCAACGTCGTCGATAAGGTGGCCGGCGGCAGCGTCTTCTTCGCAGTCGATTACGACTGGCTCGCCAGGTTGCTCGGCCTCTTCATCCGCCAGGTCATCCGACGGCTCATCCGGTTCAGTCGGCGGCGACAAAAACCGATCAACCTCCTCGGCCACGAGCCGCCCAGTGACCAATTCGCCACGGCGAACCACAGACAGCCACACGGCGGCCCGGTCGCCGTCGTCCTCGATCTTAAGCAGCTCGCGGACATGTGATTCGCGAGATGGCAAAATGTCCACAATTGTGGACATTTTTACGCAAGCATCCGCCGCGTCGATCATCTGCGCAGCACGACTGCGTGCCATGTCCCACCGCTCCTCGACGTACTCCTCGAACGTCGTGAACGCGTAGCGGCCGACGACAGCCTCGGGCCTGCGGGCTTTGTAGAGCTTGCGGTCGCGGATCGCCTTGAGCATCAGACCGACATCGAGGTAGGCGCTCCTGGTCACCGCGTCGATTCGACCTTCGGCCTGAGCTAGGGCTGCGATGTCATCTGTAGGCAGGTCAATCTGGCTTGCCATGCTCAATGCAGTGGCATCGATGACAGATAGCTCGGAGGTGCTCTGGCGTTTCCCAGCATCCCCAAGGCGGGTACTTCTTGTGCTCATGATGAACCTCCGTTGCCTTTCCGCCGCATGTGCGGCACAGTCCTTTCGCCTTCTTCATCTCGACAGCACGCGCCGCGCGAAACAACGGCGTTGCTAAATACTCTCGATACGATTTGTAAGTTGCCACGCAATCACCAAAGCCGCCCCTGACCATTAGCCTTGTCGATTCGCTCTTGGTGCCTGCGGTCGGCTTCTTCGACCTTCAATTTGCACCGCTCGCGATACCAAAGGCCGCACTCAGACTCCCATCGCGCAAGGCCAGTGCGCTTGTCGTCATTGACGTTGTCAGTGTTGCGGCCGACGACAATCGCAAAGTTTCCAAGGTCTGGAGTTTGCTTGATCCAGAGATGCCGCTTGCCAATTACCTGCGGAAGTTCGTCGATGTCAAAGCAGTCATCTGCGGCTGACTCTGGGCATGTGCCCTTCGCAACACCGGCAACAATCCGCTTCATCGCCAACTGCGGAAAGTGAAAAATCACGTCAATCTTCGGACACTGGTCAGCCAGAAGCCGAAGTCCGTCGTACGGTATTGCGTCCCTGCGGTGATCGTTTGGGTCAATGAGGACTGAACCAAACGCCAGTCGCGGATCTGCACCGCATTCCCTGATAATGTCAGGTATTTGCTCGACAAAATCTTGGTTGCGGCCAATCGTCACAAAAGTGTGGAGATCATTTTCTGTGCGAGATTGAAGCTGGCGGGCGGCACCAAAATCCACCTCGCAGCAAAAACACAAAGCCTCGGGCATTCCGGCCTTCACTGCAGCAGCACGAAACGCCAATGGACTTCCGATGCAGCCGGCGACTTCGTTGAAGCCGGAGCCAGCATTTAGATCAAAATGAAAGTACGAAGCCGACTTAATCGCGCGTCTGACAACCGACACGTTTTGAGTGAAAAACGCCTCTAAAGCGGCGATTTTGTTGGCTGTATGCCGGCCTTGGCCCTGCCTCATTTACTCACCCTCCACACGTCCGCATTCCTTCCGCTCGCCGTCTTCCTGACGCCGGCCTTCTGGATCATGCCTGCCCTCGCAAGCTCGATGCGTCGCGGCCTCTGCGTTGACGGGTTCATTGCCAGACGACGCTGCATCTCCTCGTCGGTCAGCCCCTCGGGCGTGGCCTGGAGCAGGGCGAGCACTTTGCGTTGCATCGCGTTCAGCGTCGCCGGCGTCAGCGCGTCGGCCGCCTGGGCCGACGTGATCGAGCCGTTGACGGCTGGGGCTCGCTGCGTGAACAGCGGTAGCGGTGCCTCGATGTAGTAGTCGCTCATCCGTGAGCCTCCTTTGATTACCGCACCAGTTGCGGTGCCCGTGGCGTGTTCTTCCGTAGCTGGGTCCAGTCGGCGTATGCCTGCTCGAAAAGGCCGACCGACCGATGACCGAGGTGCATCCGGCCTGCGCCGGGCGATGCCATCTCGCAGTGGGTCGCCCCTGAGCGCCTCAACCACTTCGAGGTGCCGCCGACGCCCACGTCGTCGAGCAACTGACGTATGAGCCGCATCGCCTGCCGTGGTTGGCAGGCCCAGCCGAGGATCCGGCCGTCGGGGCTGGCCTTGAGCATGGCCCGGCACGCTTCGAGGCAGGGATCGGACAGCAAACGGACGATCGCGTCGCCGGTCTTGCCCTGCGTCCACGCGATGGCGTCGCCGTCCAGGTGCTCGCCAGTGAATCGCCAGAGGTCGCCGTGCCGGGCTCCGCATTCGTAGCCCAGTAGCACCCACGCCCGCAGGAACTGGCCCTTGTCGGCCCCGCTGCGGAGGATCCGCTTGTCGTGCTTCTTCGTCGCCTCAATCACGGCCTGCAGTTGCTCGACGGTCCACGCCCGTGTGGGTGTCCGGCGAGCCTTTACCCGCATGATGCCGCGAGGGGCTTCGTCCACGACCCCGGCCTCGTAGGCCCACTTCCAGAGCGAGACGAGGATCACCCGCTCGCTGCGGACGGTCACCGTGCTGAGGTCGGCCAGCCGGCGGCGAAGGTACGCGTTGATCGCCTCTGCCGAGACCTTGGGGCAGCCGCGACACACGCGCCGGACGTTGTGGGCGTAGAGCTTTGAGACCACGCGCTCGGCGAGGTAACGCTCGGCTATGTCGGCCATCTTGATCGTCTTCATGCTTCCTGCTTCCTTGTGCGGTTGCCCCGTGTCGTGGGGCTTCCGGCCTCGTCACCGGCCATGGAGAAGCGGCCGAGGCTGCGGTGGTTACTCGCCACTCCCGCGGGGCGACCCATGCGGCTCCGATGTAAGCCGCTGCGGCAAGGGCGTGCCGGTCGCATTACCATTCCCCGCCGTAGCGGGCCTTCATCCGGTTGCTGTACTCGTCTTCCATGCCGACCTCCCACGCACGCAGCGCGTGATGGTTGCCCGGCTTGATCACGATCTCGGGCTTGGCGTCCAGCACCTTGCCGATGTCGGTCTCCACCGTCCGCGGCTCGGCCTTGATCTCAGCCGCCAGGTCGTCGAGCCGCTTCCATTCGCGACGCTGGGCCTGCATGCGGTCCTCGTCGGGCTCGTCGCTCATGCGGTCACCTCCGTGGTGATCTCTTCGAGGTAGGGCAATGCCGCTTCCAGGAGCGTGCGGCACGACAGACGCTCGGCCTCGGGCGTGTGCTCGTTTTGGGCGAGCGCGGCCTTGGCCACGACGATGAGGGCGTCAAGCGAAGTCATGCGGTCACCTCCTCGCTCGCCGTGAGGATCTCGGCCTTGACCATCGCCAGCTGTGCGAGCTCGCCGCCCTGCTCGGACGTAAACGTGCCCTGCTCGACGCGCTCGGCGATCCGCCGCCGCAGCGTGTCCACGGCATCGACCGTCTTCGCGTTACTGATCGCCAGGCGGGCGCGGGCCACCGGGTCGTCCTCGATCCGCTCGGTGGTGAGCGGAGCGACATCGGCCGGCGTGGTCCGCACGTCGGGCGTGTGGAACTTGGGCCGCACCTGCACCGGCTCGGCCGCAGGCGTCGGGTAGTCCTGGGCCTCCTCGGCCGTCACCAGGCCTCGGAGCACGTCAGGGAACGCGTCACGCAGGGCGAAGCCTCTGGCCCGCATCTGGAGCATGCGGCGTGGGTACTGCGACCACGGGCCGGTCTTGCCCCACAGGCCAGCCTTCTTGGCGTCGGCCACGGTGAACCGGCTGACCGTCGGGGCAGGGTAGCCGCGACGCTTGGCCGTGCAGGTAGCCACCATCTGCTCACCGTCGCCTTCGATGGCCTCGGTGACGTACTCACAGACGGGGCTGGCCTTCGCCACGGCGAGGGCAGCGTCGCCGAAGATGCTGGGCCTGCCGTTGACCACGGCGATCGACTGCATCGCCTGCATCGGGCTCAAGCCGATCTCGGCCCCGGCCTGAATGGCGAGCACGCAGCTGGCGGGCTTGCCTCGGAAATCCTTCGGGGCGAAGTCGCTGTTGGCGATCATCTCGCCGAACTTCATCGCATCGGCCATCGTCGTGAGCGCCAGCCCGCGAGCCGGCGTCGTCGTGATCTCTGTCGTCATCGTCGCGTCCTTTCGTTCTGCGTCCTTTGAAAATCCCGCTCTGCGTCATGCTCGGCGGGCTGGTTCGTGCGTCCTTGCTACTGGTGTCTCCGACACCCTTCCTTCCGCCGGTTGAATCCTTCTTGCGGCGGTCCTGTACGTCTGTGATCCCTCAGTCGGGCGAGAAAAATAACCGGGGGGGGGGGGGAGCAATCCCCATGCCGTTTCGCCCGTGATTTCTCAAAACGGCACGGCCTGCTCTTCGCCCACCAAGTGGTGTTCGTTGCCCCTGTCGGGGACGTGCGAGCGGACGTGGTACTGCGTGTCCGTCAGCACCTCGACGACCACGCCTCGCCGCTGGTGGCCCTTCTCGTCGAGCCAGGCGATTCGATCACCCACGGCGTAGGTCGTGACGAGCTTCCCGTCGCGGATCTGCGGCCGACCGCCGTAGGTCTCGGCCATTCCGGCGACGGCCCCGAGGTACTCGGCATCGCCCGGGTGAGTGGTTGTGTCGTTCATTTGTGGGTCTCCCTTCGTGTGTGGGGGCAACTGTACGAATGTGAACTACAGAATCAAGTAGGCAAAAACCCGAAAGAGAAGGCGTGTTGAGGAGTCGAAACTTTGTTCACCATTAGCGTCGGCGTTAGTTCGTGAGCATGGTAGCGGCGGCGTTAGAACTGTCAACGGACGATGCCAAGAGCGGCGTCGGCAAGCTCGAGCGTGGCCCGGCCGAGTTGCAGCAGGCGGCCCGGCTCGGGCTGCGGCTGCGGGATCGGCTGGTAGGTCGGTTGGACGTAGGGCTGGGCGGCAGCGATCCGCGTGGCGATCTCTAGCATGGCCAGCCGCTGCCGAGTCTCGACCAAGAGCGAGCAGCCGGCGGCGAGCACGGCGATGACGAGCGCGGCCCTGAGCGTGTCGTGGATCATGGCGGAATCCTTTCCGTGTTGCCCGACGGCCCTGTTGCCGCCGGGCGTGGTAATCGGTCAGGCCCCGATGTAGTGGTAGTAGCCGCGACTGCTGACGACGTAGACGGTCTCGCCGGCATCGTTGACGTGCGAGCTCATCTCGTGGCCGCCGTAGTAGAAGTCCATCGCCGCCGCGACCTCGAAGGCGAGGTGTTCCTGCGTAAACCGCTGGGCGGCGACCGGATACTTCCAGCCGCGGGGATCCTCAAACGTCTCGAGCAGGGCCTTGATGATCTGGCGGGGCTCGGTGATGGCGAAGGCGGCATTCATCGTTTCGTCTCCAGGCTTTTGTGTCGTCAGGTCTCATTTGCCCGACGCCCGTATTCTAGCGTCGGCGTTAGAAGTGTCAATAGGTGAGAAAAAGCGGGGAAAACGGCATCCTGTCGGGATCGCAAGAAAGGCTAGTTCGCCTTGAACCCGCCCTTGGGGCGGCCGGTCTTCGGCTTGGCCTTGGCCAGTTTCTCGACCTCGGCCTCGTCGAACACCAGGGCGGTCGGGGCGGCCCAATAGCGGGTCAGCCCGCCTTTCTTGGCCCCGAGCAGGCCCAACTGGCGGACCCTGCCCATGCTGACGCCCAGTTTCTTGGCGGCGTCCGCCGTCGAAATCAGCTTCTTGCCTTCAGGTAGGGCCACGACCATGCCTCAATACTAACGCCGGGGCTACGTCCGTCAAACTGTACGACTGGAACTGCCTCCCGACCCCGGCGTAGGATCGTGGGCAGCTCCAATGTTCGAGTGGAGGCGGCTCCCCTCAAAGAGCTGTATACTTGTGTACACTTATCCACAAGGAGGCAGTTATGGACCCGATGACGCTTGCAGAACTGTTTGAACGCTACGGGGATCTCAGGAATCTCGACGCCAAGACGATGCGGCTGTACGCGATGCTCTTGGAACGCCTACGAGCCTTCCTGGGGCACGAGCCCACGGTGGCCGACCTAGATGACCTCGTGATCAGTCGCTACCTCAGACAGCGTGCTACGCACGTCCACAAGGGCAAGCAGTTGAGGCCAGCCTCGGTCCAGAAGGACAAGGTGATGATCCAGGCGGTTTGGAACCTAGCCGCTCGCAAGCGGTGGGCCAAAGAGTTCCCCGAGTTGCCCCGCATCAAGGTGGCCAAATCCATCCCCACGGGCCGGGCCTATACGGCCGAAGACGTTGCCAAGCTCGTGCGGCGGGCAAAGCGCCGCCAAGGCATGACAGGCGGCAAGCATTCCGCCTGGTGGTGGTCCACTCTGATCTACATGGCGTACTGCACGGGCGAGCGGGCGTCGGCCCTGCTGTCGCTTCGGTGGGGCGAACTTGACCTTGAGCGTCGCAGGGTGCGCTTTTTGGGTGCGACAAGGAAGGGTTCGACCCACGACATCGAGCGAGACTTCACGGTGGATCTGGCCGCCATGCTGGCCGCAAAAAAAGGGAAGCCCGACGAGCTCGTCTGGCCATGGGACCGGCAAAAGGGATCGCTCTGGACGAGCCTCAAACTTCTTTGCCGGCTGGCTGACGTGAAATACCGGGGCTTTCACGGGCTGCGACGCACGCGGGCCTCCTACGCAGCCCTGGCCGGCGGAACGGCGGCGGCAACCCAAGTGCTCGATCACAGCGATCCCAAGCTCCAGGAGCGATATGTCGATCCGACGATCTGCCCCAGCGAACAGAGCAGCGTGGACGTGATGCCGCCGCTCAACCTGAACGACCCGCCCCCTGACAGTATTGGTCAAGAGCCCGACAAGCCAGCCGCTTGACGTATGTCGATTGCCTCGGCCTCCAGCCGGGGGTAGCGTTATGTCCCTTTAAAGGAGGGTGTCATGGGCTTGCTCTCGTTTTTGAATCCTAAGTCTTGGGCATTGGCCAGGGCCGAACAGGTGACGTGGGAAGGCGGATGGCCACAAAACTCTCCGAGCCGGACCCTAAAAGAGTTTTGGTTAAGTGAACACCTCACGGTTAAGCCGACACGGCTGCCGCTGGGGACGCTCGCCAAGAAGGTCATGCCATGCGTTGATATCGATTTCCACTTTGACCACGGGCGGATCGTGATTGACCGCGCGCGGGTTTGCGGATCAACGTCGCCAAACTGCATGTCTATGCAGGGAGAATCTTTTGACGCCGTGTCGAATTTCTTTGATCGCGGCGTCTTGGAGTCAGTGCTGCAGCGAGAGGCAGACACAAAGCAATCCAGCCTGCGGGCCTGCGTCTTTCGGGTGATGGCGAAAGAGCGAGAGGCGGCAGGGCTGGCCGTTCCGCGACGGGGGCGGCGAGGGTAAAGGAAGCGAAACCCCTCGCCGCCGCGCCCGTCCGGGTCAGTGTTGCGGGTCTTTGTCGATGAAGATCGAGTAGCCGCCTCGCGCCCTGGCCTCCATCACATCGACCTTTTCCTTAGTGCCCGGGATCGCGGCCGTCGGCTTTGGCGAATCCATCACGGCCTGCACCTCGCGGACAACCTCGTCGAACTCGTCGCGGGCCAAGAGCAGGGCATCATGGAGAATCGTGCGGTCATAGCTCGCGGCCCGCTCGGTGTACGCATGGTTGCCAATCAGCGAATCGCCGCCGACGTTGCGGCGATTGCTGTAGATCAGTAACGTCGAACGCAGGTGGGCCTGCACGCGCTGCACCCTGGTCAGCCACTTGCGTAGCTGCGGGTTGAGATCGTCGGGCCACCGAACTCGCTGTGCCACGCGACCGCTCCGGGTCGCTTCCTTTGCGATCCACGCTATCCGGTCAGTCAAGCGCGGCGCAGATGCCGTGCCTCCCAGATGCAGCGGCGGAAGTCGATCCGCTCCTCAATGCTGGCGAACCAGATCGCGGCAAGCTCTGTCACCACGGGCTGCACCAGGAGGTCGAGGGCCGCCATCGTGTTGGGCGACGTGCCCCATCGGGCTTCGAGGTCTTCGCGGACCTTGGCCCAGATGACCGGCATCGCGTCGAGCACCTTCGGCGCGTCGGCGTCGCCCTTGGCGGCGTAGCGGGCCATCGTTCGCTCTGGCCAAAACCGCAGCGTCGTATCCACGACCTCGGCCGTAGCGTCAGCCATGCCGCCTGCCTTGACGGCGAGCCGGCGGTTGATCGTCTTGTGCAGATCCACGAGCAGCATGCCGAGCGCGTCGCCCACGGGCACCTCCCGCCACTAGGGCCTGGCCGGTGATCCTTGCGCGGGCGACGCGCCCGACACGCGGCACTTACCGTCTGGGCAGCCCTTGCCGCCCTTGCACTTGCACGAGGCCGGGCACGGGCAGGCCGTGCGATGGCCGTCTCCGTGCGTGATCCATCCGTTGACACACTCGCCGCAGCACTTGTCGGGCTTCGGCCCGGGGGCCGGGGGCGTGGGGCTCGGGGCCTCGATCGCCATCGACGCGCGGGCCGCACTGACGGCAGCAGCCGCGCGGGCCGCCTCACGGTCAAACGCGACCGGGTCGGCCGAGAGCCCGGTGAGCACCCAGAGGATCCAGTTCCAGAAGGACATGGGCTACCAGCCTTTCCCGTGGTCGATCACCGCGTAACCGTCGTCACCGATCGCGGGGGCCTTCACTAGCTGCCGCGACTCGGGCTCGGGCGGCGCGGGCTCAACGAACACGGCAATCCAGAGCATCTGTTTCGCCGCCTTGGCGATCCATCGGAGGACGGGTCGATCCGCGAGCGGGCCGACGGGCTGGCTTGGGCTGGCCATCCAGTAGCCGAGGGCCACGCAGGCGACGAGGACGATCATCGTGTTGCGGTCAACTTTCATGGCTCAACCTTCGTCAGAGACTCGATCGGTGCCGGCTGCAGCCAGCGGCCGTTGTGAATGTCGCGGTAGCCAAACCCGGCGACGCCGCCGATGGCCCACGTATCGCCCTTGATCATTCGCTCGACGACGCTGCGGCGTGCGAGAAACGCACCGTCGGGCAGGTCGGCCGGGAACTTGCCGCCCTCGTAGCGCAGGTAGCGAGGCCCCCAGCTATTGAGAATGACAGCGAGATCGTCTGGAGCGCCGTTGGCCTTGTGGAGAATCCCACAAATCATCATCTGGTGATGCCACGTCCCGCTGGCCTCGGCGATGCCGCGATTGGCGACGGTAGAGAAGCCCTGCGAGCTTGCGACGGTGCACGGGTAGCCCGACTCCAGGGCTGCCGCTAGCTCGCTCCAGGTCTCGACCTTGACGACGTGCTTACACGGGTGCTTCTTCGCCAGCCGGTCGAGCCGATAGTTGTCGCCCTGGCCGCCGGCCCCGTACGCCCCCTCGCTCTTTTCTCGGCTGGCGTTGTAGGTCGTGTAGTCGAAGATACCTTCGTATGGCTTGCGGTAGATCACGCCCCAGTCGCGGAGCCAGCGGGCGGCGGCGGCACCGAAGGAGCCATCGCTCCAGCCGCCGACGGGCTGCGACCCGTCGTAGCCTTCGGGGTTGCTTCGCCTCGCCTCGACGCGGGATCCGCCATACAGTGGCTCGGTCGCGGGCATCAGCGGCGGCTCGGCTAGTTCGCCGATTTCCCACGACACCGCCTCGGCACAATACACGGCGTGCATCGCGCCCCACGCGACGCAGCTGCCGTTCAGTTGCTTACCAACAACGAAGTCCGTGCCGTAGCGGGCACGGTGAGCCTTGAACATGGCACGATAGAGGAACGTGTCCATGTTCTTCGCCTTGGCCATAGCCTCGGCCCCAGCCTGCCGGAACATCGGCTGCGGAAGCTCGGCCATGAACTCGGCCACGCCTTCCGGGTTGGGCACGTACCCGTAGTTGCCGTCATCGCCCCCAACTGGCCCGTCAGGAACTCGCCACGCTTCAAGGGCCACGGCGAGGCCCAGCCCGAGGAGCAGGGCGGCGGTAAAGATTTGCCACTTGGCTTTCGCGGACGAGCTCATCGGGCAGCGGCCTCCGCGGCTCGGCCCACTTCGCGATAGGCGGCGACCCATCGGGCTCGCTGCTCAGGTGTGAGCGGCCCGCCCGAGGTGCCCGCGGCGGCGTTAAGAAACTCCTCGATCGCGGCCCGTGCTCGAGGATGCTTCTCGCCCAGCGACTGGCCCTTCACCAAGAGGAGCCGGGTCCGCACTCGCAACTCGTCGAAAGCGACGCCCGTCTTGATCAGCGGCTCGGGCTGCATGGCGTCCCACTCGATCTCGGCCGCGAGCTCGTTGCACAGAGCGGCCGTCGTGGCCGCGTCGGCTGCGGCGTCAGGCCCGACGAACGTGCCCCGCAAATCGAGCCTGGTGGCGTCTGGCGTGGGTGTGGGCTGCGGGCTGGCCGGCGAGCGGCTGGCGTAGGAGATCAGGGCAGCGGCCCCGAGGGCGATCGCGGCGTAGTGCCGGCGGTCGAGCCGCTCGACCAGGTGGGCGTGCTCTTGGATCCACGGCCACGCCAGCGCGACGGCAGCGGCCAGCAACAGGGCGGCAGTAATCATATGGCGGCCTTTCGCACGAGGGGCAGCAAGGATTCGATCGCCCCGGCCGCGGCGAGAAGCACGAGCTGCCGGATCGTCGGGCGAACGATGAGCCAGACGGGCCACGCCAGCGTGGGCACGGCCTTGTCGGCCACGGCATCAAAGAGCAGGCCCACGGCTTCAAGAGCCCACGCCTTTTTCGCGGCCCCGCTTTCGGGCAGCGAGTCGAGTGCCGCCATGACCGTCTTCAGGAGGGCGACGGTGAGCTCGCCAAACTCGGCGACCGTGATGCCGTCGGCTGCGGCCGAGCGGGCCGTTGCGATGAACGCGGCGACCTTGTCGGCCACCGTGTAGAGGTTGCTGGCCACGGTGATCGGTGCAGACGAGATCATGCCTTCACTCCTACGACGTACAGTTCCACATCAGCCGCGGCGGCTCCGTTGTTCGTGATCGCGATCACCTTGTCGCTCGCCGTGGTCGCGTAGCCCGCCTTCGGGTGCGAGACGTAGAGCACGCCGTCGGGGCCGACCGTCGTCGCGCCGGCCGCGAGGGCCGTCCAGCGGTTCGAGGTCGTGCCACCGACCGACAGGCTCGCCGCCGTCGAGCGGTTCTTCACTAGTAGTGTCTTGACCTTGGCAAGCGACAGCGTCCCGGTGCCGCCCATGATGTTGAGTGAGAGCGCCCGCAGATCGACGGTCGCCGTGCCGCCGGCCGCGATGGTCAGCACGTCTTTGTGGTAGCCGTTCGCCTGGTCGTTGCCCGTGCCGTCGGCCAGCGTGAACGCCAGATTCGCCGTCGCCGTGTCGGTGACGGTGGTCGTGTTCATGTCGTCGATCCACCGCGGGACGATCCGCAGGGAACCGGTGAGCGAGAAACTAGCTGCCACTGCCGCTGCCTCCCGCTGCCGTCGAGGTGCCGAACAAATACAGTTCGTAGGTGACCGCCGACGCGTTGGGATTCGCGATGCGGATCACGCTGTTGGCCTCGGTGACCTCCCACGAGTCGGTCTGATTCACGGAAAACCACTCCGATCCGGGTCCGACCTCGGCCGCGTAAACGACGGTCGGTCGCCCGGGATCCACGCCCACCAGGAGCCGACGGCCCGGCGTGGTCGTGGTGTTCGCCACGCGGATGGCCCGCAGCTGCCGGAAGGTGAACGGCACCGTCACGCCGAGCGACTGCTGCGTGAGGTTGAGCAGGTCGAACGACTCGATGGTGTTGGCCGGGATCGTGCGAGCGTCGGCAAACACAAGGTCCGCCTCGCCCGGCCCGTCGCCGTCGGTGATCGCGTAGGTGCCAGACACGGTCTTGCGGTTTGTGATCGACCCGACCTCTTGCGTGTCGAGGCGCGTCCACGAGAGCGTCGTGCGGATCGTGCCGGTCAGTGCGTCGGTCAAAGACTCAGCCATTGACGAGCCCCGCGTTGATGGCCTGAAGGAGGGCGGCCGGCTTTACGCCGGCGCGAAACGCCGCCAATTCGATGTCAGCCTTGGAATGCTTGGCGGGTCGCTTGCTCGTCACCTTGCCCCAAAACTGCTGCTGTGGCGTGTAGTTCGCCGCAATCGACGTGATGTCGCCCGGGGCCGCGATCGGCTCGCGGCCGTCTGCACCGCCTCGGCGAAAGTGGGCGTGAGCGATCACGCCCCTAGGGTCGCCGCCAGAGGGGGCAAAACGGAGGGGCTATGGATGGCGACACTCGGCTCGGCAGGCGGCGTAGCCGGCAGCGTCGATGTCGTTATCGGGATGGTCGTCGGGGCCTCTGCTGCGAGCGATCTTGTCCAGCTGCATGATCGTCGCCCAGTCCTCGGGCCGGAAGTTTGTTCCGAAGGCGGCGTTGACCAGAGCGACCGTGATCTTGAAGTGCTCGAGCGGCGGCCCGTACTTCTGGCGGCGGTCGCGGACGGCGGCGGCGGCATCGAGGAGCAGCCGCTCCGACGGGCTCACGTCGTCTGGCGTGACTGCCTTCCAGCCGAGCGGGGCGACGAACGTATTGCCGCGAGCGGGCGACTCGTTCAGCAGGCTATCGCCACGCAGTCGCTGCCCTTCGAGCTCGCGGTGCCCACGCAGAATCCAGTCGTCGGGAATGCTGGGCGTGTCAGAGTCGGCGGCATCGCTGGGCACCGGATCGACGGTCGTGTCGAAGCACCGGGCCGCGGCCTCCTGTGCCGGCTTGCATCCGGCCAAAGAAGCGGCCATCGGCGTATAGCCGCGATGCTTCGGATCGGCAGGGTCGGTCGCTTCCATGCGGGCGGCAACGGCCTCGCGGAGAGATTGGTTGTCGGCTTCTAGGCGGTCGAATGCTGCGGTCATAGCTTCCCTTTCGTGGATCAATCGAATGACATCGGCGGCGAGCGTGCCGCTTGTGCCCGTGTAAGCACCAGAGAATCGGCGAGCGCGGTGCTCTGCTGCCGTTATGTAGTCAGCGTCAAGCACGAGCGGCACCAGCGACGAGCATGCCGGCGAGTCCGCCGCCGGGGGCGTAGAACCACGTCTCCATCGCCTGCCGTGATCCGAGGTAGCCTTCCTGCGAATGCCAGTCATCGGGCGGGCACAGAGCCGGTGCGATCCGCACGACCACGCCGTCAACCGTGTCGATGCCGTCCGTGTCGATCACTCGCCGCATGCGCGCCGCTTGCTTGTGAAGGTGGCCCGTGTGGAACTCGCGATAGCGGCAGCGGCTCCAGGCGTCGGGCACCTCTAACGCCATGAGCGACGGCAACTTGCCGCGGGCCTTGTCGCCGTGAGCGAATCCGATGAGGTTGCCGGCGTGCTCCAGGTACTGCCTGTGCGTGTAGGTTTCGTGGATCGTCACCCGCTTGTCGGCCTTGAAGTGGGTGGCCAATAGCAACCGGAACCACGCGGTCATTGTCTCGTCGTGATTGCCCGGGACGCAGACGACATCGGTCGGGCAGGTCTCCGCAGACCGATCGACGAGGTACGTCGCTGCGGCCGTCCCAGTCTCGATCATCTTTTCGAGGCGGCCGTCACGCTCCAGCTGCGTGCCGCGCGTCGTCTTCGCGTCGGGCGTGTCGTAGTGATACACGTCGCCAAGGAAGGCAATCGTCCGCCGGGCCGGCTCTTGCCGGTCGCCGGCATCGATGAGCCGCAGCCCGGCGTCTCGCACCAGGCGGTCGGCATGATCAAGGTCGTAGTCGTCGCCGCCCGTCGTCTTGCCCCATGCGTATTTGCCGAAGTGCGGATCTGCGACAACGAGCACCTGCCAGACGCCGTCGCGTTTGGCCTTTGCCGCCTTCGCCCTGGGCTTGCCGATGCGGCCCGAGGCGGCAGCCCCGGCGATCATCGCCTCGACCGCCTCGCGGATGCCCGGCCCGGCTTTCGGGCGTAGCCGAACGTGCACGCGGTGTAGCTCAGTGACAACCGGCTCGCCCGTCTCGCGGTCTGCGGTCAAGCCCTCCCACTTGGTCGCCTCGCTGGTGGCGATCTCGAAGCGGGTCATATCGGCCTCGATGTGCCGCAGCAGATCCTCGACGGTGCGGATGCGAGCCGAGACGCTCTTCACCTCCAAGCCGTCGGCGGTCTCCTTTTTGGAAACCTCCTCGATCGTCAGCCCTTTGTCGCCGTTGATCTGGGCGGCAACCTCAGCGACTACGCTCTTTCGAGCCATGCGAGCACCCCCTGAAATTGGACGGCGGCAATGCCGCGATCTTTCAGCGTCCGTGCAATCGCCTCGGCCGCCGGCTTCTTTTGCTTGCCGAACCGGCCCGCGAGGTAGGCGTCTTTGATCTGCCGCAGCGTGTCGGCGTGCTCGGGGGCGATCCGCTGATACCACGCCTGTGGCTGCCGCTCGCTCATGTTGCCGAGCACTTCGTCGATGATGTCGCCTTTAGCCTTGCCCATGCGTCACTCCTCATGGTCATCGGGCTGTCGGAACCCCTCGGCATCGAGCACGCCCGACAGGGTCTCGGAAAACTCCGCGACGGCCTCCTCGCTCAGGTCTGGCCACCGGGCGTGTATCAACTCATGAAGCAGGGTATCTAAGAGGTCAACGCCGTGGAGCGTGTCGGCGATGCGGATCGTCTTGGCGTTGTAGTCGCACTGGCCGTCGTCATTGCGGAGTCGCTTGCGGAGGATCTTCCACCGTTGCTCGCCCACGTAGACGGTCCGCTGCTTGCGTTGGCGGCGAGGCATCGCGCTACCCTGCGAGCCGGCGGTCGTATTCGGCCTTGGCGTCCGGCGCGAACCGGCGATTGACCACCGACTTGATGATCGCACCGCCAGCAATCTCGGCCTTCGCCTGGCATGCGTGCTGAAAGACGAGGTTGCCGTCGCTGTCGTGCTGGCAGATCGCGGGGTGACGCCAGACGGGATTGCGGGGCGGCAGGTGGTAGCGATGCCCGCAGAGGTGCCACGCGAGGAGGAACGTGTCCTTGTCGCCGTAGACGAACTGATAAACCTCGTCGGACCAGTCGTTGAGGCAGAGGGCCACGTCGAGGGCTTGGAAGTGGCGGCGACGGTCCACCAAAAGCTGGCCCGACTCAAACGGCCGCGCCCCGGGCACGGGCTCCAGGCCCACGGCCCGCCACGCGCCCTCGGGCACCCACTGGCCACGCTCGCGGCTCGGCGGCAGGTCGGGCCAAAACATCGCGCCGGCCCGCTCGTACGCTTTGTCGTGGAAGAGGTAGGTGGGGTCGGTCGCCGGCACGTTGTCGGCGTCGATCAGCAGGGCCTCGGCAAAGCCCGTGTGGGCGAGGGCAAACGACTTGAGCCACCAGCCCGAATGCTGGGCGGATCGGCCCGCCACGGCCCGCGTAGGGATCCCACGCTCGCGGCAGAACTGGCCCACGTCCACCAGCCGCACGCCGGGCTCGGGGGCGAACACGCCGCGGATCGCGTCGGGCATCTCGTGCGAGAAGTGCCACACCTCGACGGGCAGCCGGCAGCCTAGGCCGCGGAGGGCGGTGATCAGGTGGAATGCGAGCCGGCTGTAGAGGTCGCCGCCGGCCACGATGACCACGCCGCGGAGCTCGCGGATCGGCGGCACCAGGAGCGGCGGGTGGTCGAGCCGGTCGGCGAGGGCCAGGCGAAAGGGCGACATGCCGCTAGGGTACGGGGCCTGTCGAGCCGGCCGCAGGGGGTGGCTGGCTCAGGTCTTCCGAATCCGCCAATACCACGTCCGCGTGCCGTCTGGTATTCCAGCCGCCCGAATCATCACGTCCTCGCCTTTCGCCAGTTGCTCCTCTTGGAACTTGTTGAGCACGAGCACGTCGGAGATGTCGGCGCAAAACTGGTGCGTGACACTGCGAGAATCGGCCTCCGTGGCGTCTTCAAGCTTTTGCCATGCGGCGAGGCCGCCAAGCAGTGCAAACCCTTGCTTGTACGGTGACTGCCGCTCGTACTCGCCTGGATCGGACGAAGCGCCGCCAATGAACGGCCCTCCGTTGGTTGTGCCTCGCGACGCAAGCCAGTTTGGACCGAACTGGCCCTGCAATAAAGCATCGTCGTCGTACTCGTACAACTCAGCCCAATTCGCGTCTCCGCTTACCGTAGCGAAAAGCTGCGGCTCTAGCTGCCAATCCACGTAATCGACATCGGCTCGCAATGTGACGCGCACCGAGATCGCCAGCGACAGATCACCAAGCGTCGTTGTCTTGAGTGCCGGATACGTGCGATGATCTCGCCACGCAGACAAACACGCTTGTAGGCCCGTCTGCGTAATCGCTCCGCCCGACAACTGCCGGACGACGCCGCTATCTTCGTGGCGAATTACAGACCAGTCATCAGGCCACACTTCCGGCGGGCGACGATAGAGCCACCAGGGGATTAGCTTTCCGACCATCGACGGAGCATGAAAGCTGCCCCCCGCATATCTGTCGCCTGGCAGGAATTCAATTTCTTCAGGATCGTAAAAGCCGCCAACAGGTCCGTTTACTATTGTGCCGTCGGCTCGTTGCACGTCCGGCATAGCGGCCAGCATCGGCTCCCACTCCAATACCTCGGCTTGCGAATACATCTTGTTCTCAAACGTGTATCGCACGCGATACCACTCGCCCTCATAGTCGCCGCTCGTCCGCACCGCGTCGGGCGGGCGCGAAACGGCTTCGCGGATCGGCAACTCCGCGCTTCGCACCGACTCAATCGCCATCCAGACGTTTTGCGGCAGCTGCTGGCCCTGGAGCGTCTTGGCAAACGAGATCGGCCCGCCGTCTTTGGCGAGGAGTATTGCGGCAGCGGTTGTTCCGGGGCTCGTTTCGTTGTTGGCTGGAACGACGGAAAAGTCGCCGACGTTGCCGTAATCCGTCTTCGTAAAATCGGCCTCGGCATTGCCCTGGTACGCGACGAGCTCAACCTCAAAGCCGTCGATGTCCTCGTCGCAGCGGATCGCGGAAGCGTGTAGTTGGGCCGCCGACGGCGCGACGCACGCCGAAAGGCTGGCCGGCGGGCAGGGATCGATTGTGGTCGTCAGCCCGAAATACGAATGCCCAGGAGGCGGCGACGTAAGCGGCGGCACGCCCGGCACGTAGCCGTCGCGGATCAGTCGCGGCGAATACTCGCCGATTGTCACAGGAACGGTCACGGTCGCCGACGCCGATACTGTGGACAGCTTTTTGGAGGCATTCTCAAAGGCAGTCTTGCCGAGCGTCACTGTCCCGGAGAGGCTTGCCACTCGCCCGATGGCATACGGCCCGGTTGTCGAGCTCGTGTCGATGAGCCGCGGCCAGCCGATTTCGTCGGCCATCAGCCACGACGTTCGAGCCGCAAGCACGCACGGCTCTGGATCGTAGGGAAACCCGGCTAGGTCTACTGGCGGATCCCCCTCTTCGATGTCGTGGTATCCGACTGAACCATCGCTTTCGCCAAGAGCTCGCCCCCAGTACGAACGCTTGGTCTGCTCTGGATCTTCAGGGTCCGGGTAGACGTAGATTGCTTTGACTTGCCCCGGCTGAGGGCGGCGATCAATCGACGAGAGCTCAATGGTCACAATGTCGTCGGTGAATACATCGCCTGCCGGGTCGTACTTAAGCACCAAGAACATTCGCTCTTCTTGAGCGGCGGTCGGCACCGTGACCTTCCACTCCCGGCTGCCGTCGCCAACTGCCTCGACCTCAATGCCATCCACGTCTTCCTGCGTGCCGTCGGGCAGCCATTTCGTGAGCGTGAACTGGCCGACATCGACGCCTTCTGGGTCAATCTTGCGATCAAACGTCAGCGTGACAGACGACACCTTTTCTGACTGCCTTCGCGCCCGCCAGTATTCGCACGTCTGCAGGCCAACGTCCGTAAGCGTTGCCACTGCGCCGCGATGGTTGTCGGCGGGGATTTGGTGCGACTTCCATGGCACCGCTGGAATACCGAGCGGGGCGTTTCCAGCCTCGTCGCTCGTCGCCAAAACACCGATATTCCATTCCGCGAGAAACGCCAGGCTGAAATAGGGGCTGAGTGTGTAATCCCCCGGCCCTGAGATGTACGCTCCGCTGGCCGCATCGCGGAATGCAATCCGACTACTCGGCCTCGCAAAAAATCCATTTGCCCGCTCGTCTGGCTCGCACAGGTATTGCTTGCCGGTGACGTTATATCCCGGGCGCTTGCCAGATAGCGGCTCAGTGGAGACAACACGGCCGGCTGGAAGATATTTCGGCTGGCCAAAAAAATCGAGCTCCCAGAACAGATCGTTTGGGACCGTGTATCCAACGGCCGGTTTCGTGATGTCGCGAATAAAAGACGAATAGGCCTTATGGAACCCGGGGTTCCATCGCCTGAAGTCTGGGCCTGAGCCTTCCCATGGATCCTCGGCAGGCACCGTCACGACGAGATACGAGCCCTCGGCCTTGGTTGCCGCATTGATTGCCTCTTGCGTCGGATTGACTGCCGTAAGCACTTCGACGCCGTCGCGATAGTAGGTCGCGTGAGACTTCGCCGCGTTCTGGCCGTTGTATGACGAAGGAATCGAAGCAGGCCCGCGGCTCGCAAATGCAGTGCAAAAGCCATTCGCCGGAATCTCCTCCGCCGTGCCGCTCGCCAGGCACACAATCCCAACGTCGAGGCCGGCTGGAGTGCTGAAGCCGGAATAGATGTGGCCGGCGACGATCAGCATCGTCTGGCCTTGAAACTCCAACGACCTTTTAGGGTCAAAACCTTCTGTGTTGGGCGGCGTGTTTCCAGAGTAACCGCTAACGCCCGGCAGGTGCGCGGCCCACGCCAGTTCGTTGCCAGTCGCGAGTGGCTGAAGCGAAACCGATTCGGCGTAGATGACGACCGACTCCAACTCCTCCAACGGCCGCTCTATAAAGTCGTTGAGCAGCGTGCCTGGGTGGGCCGGGAGGGATCGAGTTCCAGCGAGGGTGGCAACGTCGCCTGCCGGCTCGGGAAGGTCTGTCAATGCCCTGACGAGAAACGGCTTAAAGTCGCCGCTGTACGGATCAAGCGGTGAGCCGAAATCCAGCGATTCAACGATGGACGCCTGAACATCGACAAAATATGCGCTGCGAATGTAGTGCGATCCGAGTCCGTTGTAGCCAAGATAGTAGCCGCGAGTGGGCTCTAGTGAATTTGGCCAATTGGTCGCATTAAGCGTTGGCGGATCGGCTGGGTCAAAATAAATCATCCACGAATCCGCAAAACCCTCAGGCGCGTCACGCGCGATAAGCTCGCCTCTGGCCGTGGCTTGCGTTGTCCCAAAAAGCGACACGGACGCCGCGACGTTTTTCTCCGCCTGCGTAGGCGGATGCTCTTCGTCGTAGATGTAGACGTTGCCTGTCTCTCGCCCCGGCACAGGGCTCCACGTCGCTCCGATGCGTACGCTAAATGCCCCGAGGTCAAACGACGAACTTCCGCCGGTGGCCGTGCCCGTGATCTGCCCGAAAATCTCATACGCATCCACGGACCACGCCCGCGATGTCGTGACCGTTGACGGGTGTGCCGCGGCGCTGCAGTCGATGAGCGTGCCGCCTTGCGCGAGCAGCGACTGAACGGCCGAGAACGTGTAGCGTGAGTTGCCGTATGCGTACTTGTGCAGCACGTCAACAACAATGCAGCCACAGCAGTTGCAGTTGGCCATGGCTATCCAATCACGGCGGCCATGACCCCGTCAGTGCCGGAGCCCATCCACACTATTCGTAGAGGCCCGCACTCGGCCGTGATGAGTTGCGTGACATCGTCGGCCCGCCCTCGGGCGTACTTGTGGGCCGTCGTCAGGATTTTGATTTTGGCCGGAAACCGACCGGAAATAGCCACGCGACCGACCGCTCCAGCGGCGATTGGCTCGACGGCCACCCCGACGGCCTGGTCGCCGCCTTGTGGCATTACGCCGGAGAGCACCATGTCAGACGTGAATTGAGCCGAGGAATTACTTGCGGTTGAGGTGACTGGATTGCCAAGGCCAAGCACGCCCAGCCACGGCACATCTTCGCCGCTGTTGTTTCGCACAAGCAAGATGTTTGACGCCCGAGGCGGCCCCTCCTGTCCTGGCGATAAGAATTTATCTCGCTCGCCGAGCACGATGTCGGCCGCATCCTGCGCCCGGTTCCACGCGCGGGCCGAGATAGCGGAGCCAAGCTTCTGGCCCGGCTCAATGCGGCCATCCTTGCGAGTAGGGTTGCCCATTAGAGCCCCGTCGTGTCAGTGCCGATGCTTAGATCGGCGAAGTTGCTCTCGCGGTAGACCTGGTGCACCCACACGATCTTGGGCACCTTCCAAATTTTGTTATCCCGTACGTCGTCTTCGTAATACGTGTTGAGGTACTCGTGGCCCTTCTTTTCGATGTTTACGATCTCGCCGATCGTAAGTGCCGGCAGCGTCTGGTCGGCCCCAGCGTTGGGAGACACGGCAAACTTATACGCCAGCGCCCAAGGCCCGTCGCCTTTGTCCTTGTCCCACTCCTGCGATCCAGAGCATCCAATAAACAGCACCTCACCCGCCTTGAAGCCCCGGAACTCGGCGTTGTTGGTCGTGCCCGTGCACTGCGAAACTTTCTTGATGTACTCGGCCTTCACGTACGACGACGGCACCTCGTAGTTTTCTTGCCACGACAACTGCGGCACGATCACGTCCACGCCGTTGACGTTCTGGCCGTCAAAGCCGATCACCTTGTCGCCGTCAGTCAGGTTGGGCGTCTTTCCCTTTTCCGACACCTTGCCCGCAATGGCCTGCGTAATGTGCTCTTGGCCGCCGCCCGTGTCGAACGATCGCGAGCGGCGAATCGGCCCCTCCTGCTCCTCGTCTTCGGCGCCTTCCTTGGAGTAATTGACGGTCAGGTGCCACGCGTCACCGCCGAGGTATTCCAGCGTGTAGCTATCGGCCTGCAGCTGGCCGCCGCCTGGCGGATAGTTCCAATAGAGATTGCGGACGTTTAGTTGATCAACGATGTCGTTGTGGACGGCAGTGTCGTCCGTCGAGCCAAAGAGCTTCCACGACTTGACGTAGGTACTCGTGGCCTTGCGGCCCGGCCGTACAATCGTGGCCGTCCGCGACTCGTTGTCTTCGACCCACTGGATCGCCATCCGCTACTCCTTCACGACGCCGCCGTCGCCTTCGCGCGTGTTCTGCTCAATCCGCTGCAGCGTCTCTAGCTGCTTCTGGGGAATGCTGGTCCCTACACCCATACCACCAGCTGCAAACGCGGAGAACGAACCGACGCTCTCGCCTTGGTTCTGTGCCGCCTGACCGGCAGCGTCTTGCATGCCTGCCGGATCCGCCGCCTGTCCGCCAGCGCCAGCAGCTGCGGCCCCGCCGGCTGCGGCACTGCCAGCCTTACTGAGACGCTCTTGGGCGTCTTCAAGAGCCGCCTCGATCGTGGCGGCTTGCTGCGCCGAAAGCCGGCCGTTGGACGAGAGGGCGTCGAACTCGCCGTAGAGGTCTTGGAGTTGCTCGATCGACGACGCGGATTCAATGTTCTTCAGGAGGTCGGCGAACTGCTCGCCCTGGACGCGTCGGTTCTTGGCTCCGCTGGCCTTCTGTCCGACGGTCTGCTCCGCTGCCACCGTATTGGCCCGTCGCTCCTCGGCTCGCCTGTCGTTTTCCGCATGCCGACCGGCCGCGATATCATCGGCCTTCTTCATCTCGACATCTGAGCCACGGGCCGCTGCACGCTCACGCTTACGGGCCTCGTTGGCGTTCGTGACCTTCTCATTCTCGGCCTTAAGGTCAAAGCCCTTTTTGATAAAGCTCTGGACGTAGTTCCAGCTTTTCTGGACGGCAGCGACCATGTCGTCAAACGCGTTGAGCACCCAGTTGATCGAGTCGCCGAACACGCCCTTGATGCCGGCCCACATGTAGGTCACGGTGTTCTGCACGAACGCCGACCACGAATCGACCGAGCCCATGATCGCCTCCGACCCGCGAGCCCAGGCGGCGTACAGCCCGGCCATGGCGATGTCCATTGCCCCCTGAAGGTCGCCGCCGGCAATGGCTTCGTAGAGCCCCGAGAACGTGGTCTTCCCGATGCTGCCGAGGTCCGACAGGAGCGTGGTCGCGTCGCTCACTGCGGAGTTGAACCCGCCGCCGATGGTCGAGGCGATGCCCTCGAAGCCTCCGAGCATGTAGAAGACGAAGCCGCCCGCGGCAGCGAGCACCGCCACAAGGGCTAAGAGCGGGGCGTTGGCCACGGCCCACGCCGTGCCGGATGCGATGGCTGCCGCCACCGACGCTGCCGAGTAGGCGAGCACGCCGGCCGTTGCCGACACGAACGACATGACCAACCCGGCCAGCGTGGTGATGATGCCCACGATCGGAGCCACAACGAGCGACGCGGCGTTGATCAGGCCGCCCAGGCCAAACGACACCAGTTGCAGCGAGCCCCCGACGCCGACCAAGACAGCGCCGACAGCGCTAAACACGGCCACGCCCTTGGCGATGTTGGCCACGAGCTCTTGGTTGTTGCTCACGATTGACGCGAAGCCGTTGACCACCGCCGTGATTGGCCCGGCGAGGGCCATCAGAGCCGGGGCCACGGCATCGCTTACAGCGATCGCCAGCCGCTCCATCGCGGCAAACAGACTCGACATAGCCCCCGACAGCCCGCTCGACATCGTGGCGAACTTGTCGCCCACCGACATCGCACCGGCCATCCCGTCCCGCATGGCGTTGAAGCCATCGACGCCGGCTGCGGTCATCACGGCGGCGGCTCGGATCGCGTCGGATCCAAAGATTCGGCTGAGGATGTCGTCCTTCGCCGCCTGGTCCATGCCTTCGAGGGCAGTCGTGAGGGTGCCGATGATCTCGACCATCGGCCGCATGGTGCCGTCGGCGTTGCGGAACGACTGCACCGATAGGCCCACCTGCTCCAAGGCCCCGACGGCATCGTCGGCTGGGGCCATGAGCCGCATGAGCATCGTCTTTAGTGACGTGCCGGCGTCTGATCCCTTGATGCCCGCGTTGGCCAGCACGGCGAGCGAGGCCGCCGTGTCCTGAATGGATTGGTTGGCGAGCCCAGCGACGGCCGACACCTGCGAGAACGCTTGGGCGATGCCCTCGATCGAGGTCGAGCTCGCGTCGGCCGCAGCCGAGAGCGTGTTCGCAGCCACGTCGCCGCTCACCTTGAACACGTTCATGGCGTCGGCCATCACGACCGCGGCGTCAGCCACGGCCATGCCGCCGACCTTGGCAAACGCGATCGCCGCCTCGCCGGCACCGCCGAGCACCTGCTCTAGCGACATGCCAGCCTTCAGCAGTTCAAGGAAGCCGGCAGCGGCCTCGGTCGGCCCGACGCCGAGGGCCTGCGACATCGACAGGGCAGCCTTGCGGACCTGGTCGATCTCGGCCGCAGTCGCCCCCGTGGACGCCTGGACGTTGAGCAGCACGTCCTGGAACCGTGCCCCAGCCATAGCCGAGGCCACGAACGGGGCGGCCATGCCGGCACCGATGGCGGTCATCCTTCCGCCAACGCCCGCCATCGACTTGCCGATCTTGCCGATCTGGGCGTTAATCTTGCCGAGCGCCGCAAAGAACTTGCGCGGGTCGGCACCGATCTCGACAAACGCCTGACCGGCCCTGACCTTCGATGCGCTCATGTTTCTACCGTGTGCCAGTCAGGCCCAAAAAGCTTGGCAATCTCTTCTGGTGTGGCCTGGCGGACTGCTTTCTTGCGAGCGAAGGGGTGTAGCTTTGACGGGTCGATTGGCGGCTTGCGGCGGTCCCTGTTCACATTGAAGATCGCCGCCATCACGTTGGCGGTGTGCCACCAGTCGTGTTCGAGGCGGGCGTCTCGGGCTGCGGCGAGTTGCCGGAAGGTCCACTCGCCGGGGTGGACGCCGAGGATTCCTGCGGCTTCCCAGATCGCACTCCAGGCAGATCCGACGCCTTCACCTCGGCCAGCCCCGCCTCCGCCTTGTCGAGCATCTCGCCGGCCACTTCGTCCATCTTTGCCGCGAGGAGCCCGACCATTCGACGGAGGCGCTGGGGGAAAAAATCGACAAGCTCCTGTTCCAGGGCCTTCGCTCCCGCCTCCAAGGAATCGCCGCGAAGCCCGTCGAGAAACTGATCCTTCGTCAGCTTTCGCTCTTCGACCTGCTTGGTCAGGATCGCGTACAGCGACTCACCGACCTTGGCGAACTGGCCGCGAAGCACCTGGAACGTCTGCGACAAAGCCGCCACATCGACCATATCGAAGGGCAGCGTCTTGCGTTCCGTCTTCACGCCACCGTCTGGCAACTCCTCCTCGACCGTCACGTCCACCGTGACCATGTCCCGCACCCGCAGGGCAGATGCCACGGTTAACGCCACCTGCCAGGGACGACCCTCGTTGTCACGAAACTCCCTCACTCGTCACCTCTCATTCGTTTGGCTGGATGCCTTCCCGACACAAGCGGGCTTCGACCGTGTATGTCACGACGCCATCGACGGGCTGACTTTCGGCAAACGACGTGACAACGCAGGGAATAGCTACGCCGCTGCCGCCGACCGAAATCAGGCTGAACTGCCGCCCCTCAATGATGCCATCCTTGGCAAGGTTGCAGCCGTCAATGTCGTTGAACTCAATCGACACTGAGGTCTCAAACCCGGTCGGGTAGACGGTCGCCTGGCGGCTGCCGTACTCGTCTACGTCAATCGTGCGTGCGGTCCGCTGCACGTTGACAGCACGCACGCCGACCAGCGTGACGCCGTCAACGCTGATGACGCAATCCTTGCCGAGTTGGATCGCCACGGGATCAAGCCTCCCGTGCGGTGATCGTGAACGTCACGGCTCCGTCGATGCCGATGTTCTCGTTGACGCTCATGACCGTGAATCCGGTCCCCGCGTTTGCGGTCAGCTGCGTGACCACGCCCGTGGCGTCGTGGCACTCGATCTCCCACATCTTCGTCTTGAAACCGGCCTTGTAGGCCCGATAACCAGCTTCACCTGACGCCCCGCCCTCGTTGGCGCGGTTCGTCACGTCGATGACTTCGCACTCTTCCGTATAGGTCGCCGAGATAATGTCGGTGCCGATT